CATTTTTACTTTCGCAGCGCTCACAGCGATACTTGCTGCGAACGAATGCTGCCTGCCTGACATAGTCACTGAACTCTCGTCTCATTCCGCCGCTTGCTGCCTGCTTTGAGCGTAGGCTCCACCAGTTTCTAAACCGTAAGTTTCTTCCTTCATGTCGCCCAAATACCGAAAGGAATTGACCCACATCATGCGGAAGTCAAAACGTGCCATGTTGCCTTTGATGGCATAGATGGCTTTACCCGGACGCCCACGCTCAATGATCTGCTGGGCATTGATCTTCGAGAACTTGCCGTGATAGATTTTACAGAACAATTGGTCGGTGTCATCAACCATCGTCATCAACAGGCTGGTTGTGTCCGGACCTTGTATCACTCTGCCGCCGCGCCTTTCTACGTTGGTCGCTTCATTTTCATCGCGGACGTTAAGCTTGCGCAGAACGCCGATGATCATCACTTCACCGGGCATGTAGTTCTGTGCCTTGATGATCGGCGTAGGGCGTGTGATGATGTTGGCTGCTTCCAGTCCGTTCGGGTGCAGTTCACGAAGGCGATCGGAAATTGGCGTCAGGCTGTCTATCAATGTCTTGCCGCTCTCTAGCTTTTCAAGAAGAGATTTGGACAGCGGTGGCACACCGGGACTGCGGCAGGTTATGATTTCCTCCACGCCTTTGGGGCCGATGCCTGCGATGTTGCTCAATGGACCTAGCAGCAGCTTCTTGCCGTCGCGCTCCAGCGGTTGCCACTTGCCAGTTGAAAGATCCTTGTCCACCGGAATGTAACTCACGCCTTCGTTGGCTAATTCCCTCAGCAATAGAATTTGCTTGGTAGGATCATCCTCGGCGTCCAAGGTTGCTGCGGCAAACTCCACTGGATGATGCGCCTTGAGGTAGCAGCACCAATAGCTGACAAGCGCATAGCTGACGGCATGCGAATTGTGTGTCACAAGGCCATTGGCCAGCAAAAAATTATGATGTTTTGGCATTGCAATATCATAGGTCTTGCGTAAACCGACCTTGACTTTCTTCACAAGAATTTTGCTGCCTCTTTGTCTGCCCTTTTCCCAGCGCTTGACGCGGCCACGCGCATAATGCCTGCGCTTGTGGCAACCGACGCACAACCAGTCTAAATCTTTGGGCTTGTCAAAGCCGTCATTAAAATCATTGTGATGAACTTCCATTCGTACTGTGGTAGCTCCACATTCTTGGCATGGTTTGCCGTGCATTCTTTTTTCGAATTGATCCTGATAATGGCGGACTCCGTTTGTCCAAGCCACATTATGTTTTCCTGTACGGTTTCCATCCCTGATGCGCCAACGTCTGCCTTTTGCATGCGCCTGACCACGTCCGCGCGTTGATACAGTTAAATGATAGGTGGATGGTTCTTTTTTTAGAGTTGTGAATAAATCACCGATACGTGCATCACCGATTCTTTTTTCTTCACCGTTGATCCAGAATATATGATCAGGCGTACAGGTAACGCTGGTGCGATCATCAAAGATATAACGCCAACAAATCTTTTCACCGGAGTACATGATTTTGGCAGCGTATTGCGGCCAGCCGCGTCCATCAGGGAAAAGACTTATAAGGGGTGGTTTTCTTTTGAGACTTTTAATGTATCGGCTTGGGTTCTGTTCATACAGTTTATAAAGTTGAGCAATTGTAGGATTTCTACCTACAGATTTATTGGCACTGTTGAGTGCAATACGTGTTGACCCCGCCAAACATTTATTGAAGCCCCAGCTCCCGAAGGCGCACAGGTCAAACCAGAACTTTTCAGCCACGTCCTTCTGGATGCCCTTGGCGATGGCGCTGGCTTTCCATCTGTCACCAAACTGATTGAAGTATTCCGTGCCCAATGACTTGCTCATGGCTTTGCGCAGCGCCGTAACGTCCTTCCAAGTCAGGTCGCCTATTTCACGACCGACCTGCATGACGGTTTCTTGATAAACCACGACACCCAGCGTTTCTTTTAAATACGGCTCCAGAAGTGGATGCGGGTAGGCCACCGGCTCCATGCCTGTGCGCCTGCGGACCCATGTACCCGACCCGCCTGTGGCCATGGGACCGGGTCTGCCCAGCGCGGTGATGGCCACGATGTCATTCAGGCTTTCCACAAGAATCTGTTTTGCAAGATTTTGCAGAGCCACGCCATTGAACTGGAAGATGCCGGCGAAGTGCTGCCTGTTCAGGACATTGAAAGCGGCGGCATCATCACGCGGCAATTGCTCCAGCCATCTATGTATTGAGGCGGTTGGCTTGTTGAGCAATTCCAAGGTCCGTTCAAAGACGGACAGTTGCGTCAGTCCGAGAGCATCTATCTTTAGGAGATCAAGAGCAGCAGCGTCACGCTTGTCACACATCACGCTATTGTTACGCGCATCAATGGCCACGTAGTTGATGACCGGCTCCTGTGTCAGCACGATGCCTGCGGCGTGACGGCTGGCGGTGTTCGGGTGGCCTTCCATTTTGGCTGCGATGACCACTTCCGGGGTATGCTGCAGCAGCGCACGACCAGCCTCCGTATCATTCAAGGTGTCTTCAATCTGCTGCATTGCTCTTGTGTCGCCGCTTGATCTAAGAATCAGGGAATCAGTCACCTTGTCAATGTACTGCTGTGGAATGTTTAGCGCGATGGCCACTTTTTTCAAAGCGCTCTTGGGTTCGTACATGGCCACAGTGCCAAGGCGGGCAACGCGGTCAGCACCGTATTTTTCCTTGGCGTAGTCAAACACCAGCTCTCTATTGGCATCGCTGAAGTCAATGTCAATGTCCGGCAGGTCCGTGCGCGTCAGGTCCACGAATCTTTCAAAGAGCAATCCGTATGGAATTGGGTCAACTGCCGTGATGCCCAATAGATAACATACGAGTGACCCGGCAGAGGAGCCGCGCGCTGGACCGACAATCATTCTTTCTTTTGCAAAGGCCACAAGGTCGGCCACGATGTAGAAGTAGTCCTCAAATTTCTTTTCCGCGATCATCTTTAGTTCGCGGTCCAGTCTTTCCGCATAGACTGAATCTGTGAGATCGCAGCCAAGCGTGGCAGCACCCTCCTCGCACATCTGACGCAGGGTCTTGGGTTTCGGCGGCACCAGCAGACTGGCTTTTGTCAGGGTGGCGGTGCATCCGGACAATACTCGCTGGCGAGTGGCAATTGCCTCCTGTCCAACCTGTCCAACCTGTCCTGTGAGCTCATTATCACTCAGGATATGCTGCGGGTAAGTCTGGGTATCGCCGCCCATGGTTATCCAAGTTTCTTTCCGCTTGACGTAACGGGTCATGGCCACGCGATATAGATTTTTGTCTTCAGCGGTGGGGTAGGCGTTGCAGCTCGCGGCAATAGGGCGCAGGCCCTTGGCTCTGGCGGCGGCAAGCAGGCCCTTGGCAGTGGCAACGGTGAGGCCAAAATAATAGTTTGGATCATCAGCTTGAACATGGTCAAGCAAGACGGCATGCCCGGAAATTTTAATGACGCCTTGCGCGGCATGTGCCTGCGCGTATGTCAGCAAGGGCCACTCGTTGCCGTCCGTGCCTGAATTGGCGGTGGCTAGGTTTATAAGCCTGTGCAGGTCCGTGAGGCTGTCAATGGCTAAAAACGTCCAGAAGTCCATGGGGACTTTCTTGCCCAATGCGGGTGTGACGGGCAGCTCAACGCCATACACCGGACGCATGCCGTTTTGTTCACACAAGGCGCGCCAGCGTGTGAACCCGAAGGTGCTACAGCGGTCGGCGATGGGGGCAGTGTCCCAGCCTATCGTTTTCAAGCGGGAAATGACATCAGGCAGGTGCCCGACGGCGCTTTTGAAACTGTAGCCTGTGTGAATCATTTTGCGCTCCGGAGTGTGCCCCGGCCATTTGCGACCGGGGCTAGGGTTCCTCAGAGGGACTTTTCAACCGTGCATGCGTTACCTCCGACGTAGTTTGGACGGTTACAGCATATCCCTGTGCAGCAGTTGGGCGCAACAGCGCATCAATGCCTGTACGTCTTGCCGCGCCCGATGCGCGCCGACGATTGGTTCACCAAGCAGAAATTCATGCAATGCGGAAAGCGTCATGCGCTGACCAGTCAGAAAAATTGTCTGTTCGGTGGTACAAATAAGCTTTGGCCATTTTATTGTCCTATTCAAACGACCAAATTCAATGTCCAGCATATCGTGGTCAAACGTCATGTTGTGACCGATGCAGCAGGTGGCGCTTTCAATCATCGTCTGTATGCGATCAGCGATGAAACCGAAGGGCGGTGCATCAGCCACCTTGGCTGCGTCAATGCCTGTGATGTCCGTGATCTGTTTCGGGATGCCCTTGGTCGGCTTCACCAGACTGTCAAATTCATCAATGACGGTTTCCGTGCGCAGATCGGCAAGACACATATAGATTTCAATCACCTCCGGCTGGCGCTCCTTCCTTTTCACGAGGTTGTCTATCAGCCCGGTGGTTTCGGTGTCAAGCAGTAGAGCGATCATCTATTTCTTTCTGCAGGGCTGCATAGACGATGGTGTCAATGGAGCTGTCCTGATGGCCACCGTTGTACCATTGCGCGGCGTAGCGCGTTTGCTTCACCTGTATCATCATGAAGGTGTATAGTCGCTGCCAGTCCTTCGGTGTCTGCATCGTCAGGCCACCGGGAAACATTGCAGCCATTACATTGCCCAGCCGCACGAAATTGTCCGCATATACATCATTGCGCTGTTCGTAGGTCTGCATTGCCGCCTTCAATGAGTCCGTAGTGTTCATTTCGGTATCCTCTTGATGTATTTGACATAGGCACCGGGCGTCAGTTTATAGATTCTGTACTCATAAGTCCTGTCATTGAACGCTGTGTGATGCTGGGTCAGCGCGCGCTGCACGAGCTGCTGGTCGTCAAGATGGGCGGGGAAGTCATCATCACCAACATGGATGCCAACGTGCGCAACAAAAGTATCTATGCCGTGAATGTCATACGCCGGATGAAACATGCACCAGTGCAGGCCCAGCGTGTAACGAATGATTTCAAGCTGGATGCCGAAGTCCTCATTGAACTGCAGCTCGGCAACGTTGATGCCTTCCCATGGGACCAAGCCACCGTCGCGGGCGACGCTGACATTGGCTGTCACGGTGTCCTTTGCCCATGTGGCATTATGCAGACCAAACTGGCGCTTGACGCGTTCGGCTTGTTCATGGGTGGCGCAGTAGTATGCAATCTGGTCCATCTTCATCGTCGTCTCCTGTCATATGCGCGCTTGATTGCATCATATTGTCGCGGGGTTAGCCTGCCTGTACGCTCCCAGAAATCATGAACGCTTTCTATAAATTCACGGAACCCGTCAGTTGCCGGGACGGTGTCAAACAGCACGGCAAACATTCTATCAATATTGTCAATGTCCGTATGTGCGGTGTACTGCCGTTGCTGCTGATCTTTGCCGTTGCAGAACTCTTCCCAATTCAAATTGTCCTCTGCCAGCATCGCATTGGCCATGCGCAAGGCGGTCAAGGCTTCACCATCCATATCAGATGTGGTCATCATCATCAATTTTATAAACCGCCCCTTGTTCATTGGCCGTATTCTATAATGCTGCCGTGCAGATGCCGGTGCCGCTGCTTTGACTGCAGCAGCCAAGCGAGCAGGTCGGCTATGGCGGCGGGGTCAATCCGTGCAGGCGGCGGCGCAAGGTTGCGCAATACGCGCAGGCGCGCGTCCACTTTATTGGTCATGCCGGTGCCTGCCAGCCAGCCGGGGCTGATGCCGAATACGATGATGTTGTGCAGCTCATGCGCCATTTGCCGCGTCACCATTGCTGCCGCTGCCTTGCTGGCATTGTACAGCAGGCTATAGGTCATCGGCTGTATGGCGGCGCGGCTGATGATGTTTACAATCGTGCCACCGGCCAGTTGCGGCAATAGCGCCTGTGTGCAATTGACGATGGCCCATGCATTCACGTCCATCAAGTGGTCCCAGCTCTGCTTCGTGAGTTGGTCAAAAGGCGCGATGTAATTGATGCCAGCGCAGTTGACCAATACGTCCACCGCAGGCAGGCCAGCGGCGGCTTCCATGATCCGCGCGCCGTCCGTCACGTCAACGCCGGTTTCCAGTGACCAGTCGATGACTGTAAAATCATTCCTCAGGCTGTGAGCAATTGCCTTGCCCAAGCCTGAGGAAGCACCTGTTATGACTGCACGAGACATTAAGGGCTATACTACTCCAGAAAATCCAGCAACACGAGCACGAAGATTATAAGTACGAGCTGGAATTCCCTGAGCACGGCGCTCCCGACGAGCTTCATTAACTTGATCTTGACGTTCTCTAGTTGGTGATCTAACTTTTGTCGTTCGACGGAACCGCAAATTGTATGCACGAATACGAACCTCATCGTAACGCTGGGCATCGAACAGCATAAGTGATCTCTTTACATGCAAAGGTGTATCAGCGACGTAATGATACCCTTTATAGTTAAGCTTGATATGGCCAGCATCAACACGAATATGATGATTGCCATTAGGATCAAGGCCCTGCATGATTGAATAGAGAGCCATCCGATGCCAACATTTTTTAGGATGACAAAAGCCATTTTCCCCGATAGCATCCTCCAAAGCTGTACGTGTTGGCACCACCGTCAACATAAAGCCTTTTGTACCGGCTCTAGGTGTTTTATTAATGTTAGGCATCGTACGTCCTTTCTATATGAGCGAAAAATCTTCGCCTAGTTTGGCTTGTCATCAAGCTCAGGAACAAGCACGCCTGATCGTAAAGAGTCTGCTGATGTTGAATTTCAGCAGCAGCCTCGGTTGGCATCCGTTGTCTTCTGGATACCCTGCGTAATCGGCCATCTCTACCTTGACGTGGTTCAACTGACTCGACGGAGTCAGTTGAAATGGCCCTTTGTCTTCTGACAACATTTAAACTTACGCCAGCACGATGAGCGTTTGCTCTATCTGAGAGTTGCGGAGTTTCCGCGAGAACTGCTCTTGCTCGTTCTGCTGGTGTTACATAAGGCACACCACAATCACATGAAGCTTCTGCGCCACAGCCAGAGCAGACTAGGCGATTTATTCTAGTTCTAAGTCTCACCACTGGCATAATGTGTTTCTCTATGATGCGTATTTTCCAGAGCACGACAATAGGCGTCGATGATCATCTTGAACAGTGCTTTGCGGCTTGGATACATATCGCCGTACATGCCAAGCTCCATGGTTAGACTTTCCAGAAAATCAAAGACCTCTTCAGGTGTCTTGATCATCAATCCTCTAGGGTCTATGCCACTCCAATTACTGCTCAAGAGCACCGTAGCTCCGGTGGCAACAACTTTGCGATTTTCCAGCACAGCAATCAAGGCGGGTTTAACGTCTCTGATTGAATTATTATGTGATTGCTGAAATTGTTGGTGCGGTTGACTATTGCCATTCAGCCCGAAGTTTTGCCGCATATAAGCCATGAGATTTTCACCACTGGTATTTTCACCACCAGCACCGATCATCAATGCCTTACGGTCATCTCGGCTACCATGCCTGATGGCGCGATATACGGCGTTTTCGAAGGGGGTCATATCGTAGTCTCCTGTGATTGGATTGTGAACCGATTTGACTTACTTTTAAATTTTACTTTAGTTTATTTGTTTTTGTAAATCTCTATTCTTACACCACGTTCTCGGTTGGTTGTGGCTTGACCAGCGGTTTGCCCTGCGCGAAGCCGGTCAACATGGTCTTGAGTTCTTCCAGCCCGCA